CTTCATATTTGAACTTCCCAGCGGGGCTGTTTTTTAGTAAAGGACTTTATATCGTACTTGGCGGCACGTCCGCTCAATTTACGGTAGCATACGAGTAACCGTATTGGTGCGGCTCACCAAGGATTCTACAAGGATCAAAAATGTCTGACGAAGATGTGTTAGCGGTAGTACCCGCGCCGGAACAGGAAGCGACGACGGCCCCTGAACCTGAGCTACAACAGTCGGATGACGCGCCGGCCAAAGTCTTCACACAAGAAGAGTTGGACGCCATTGTCAGCAAGAGGCTTGCTAAAGCAGAACGGAAATGGGCAAAACAAGCGTCACCGGCGCCTGTAGTACCTGTTACACCGCCTTCTTTAGATCAATTTGGTACTGTTGACGAGTATGCTGAAGCTAGAGCAGAGCAGATCATACAAACGCGGCAGCAACAGGCAAGACACTCCGAAATTGTTTCGGCGTATCAGGATCGTGAAGAGGATGCGAGGGACAAGTACGAGGACTTTGAACAAGTCGCGTACAATCCTAATCTTCCAATCACAACCGTGATGGCCCAGACAATACAGGCTTCCGAGATCGGCCCTGAAGTAGCGTACTACTTAGGGGCTAACCCGAAAGAAGCTGACCGGATTTCACGCCTTGAACCAATGATACAAGCCAAGGAAATTGGACGGATTGAAGCCAAATTGGTTACAGATCCACCTGTTAAGAAGTCAACGAGCGCACCTAGTCCTATATCTCCTGTCACTGCTAGAAACAGTGGAAACCCGGCTTTCGACACCACCGACCCTCGGTCTGTAAAGACAATGAGTGCTTCGGAATGGATCGCCGCAGACCGGCTCAGGCAGAGAAAGAAATGGGAAGCGGCACACCGTTAACACAGCTTTTGAAAGGCTAAATCATGGCGAACTCTATTCTTACTATTGACATGATCACCCGTAAGGCTCTCGAAATTCTTGAGAACAACCTGGTGCTCACCCGTAACTGCAACCGTCAGTATGACGATTCTTTCGCTGTTGAAGGCGCAAAGATCGGCTCGACACTTCGCATCCGTCTCCCAGATCGCGCTCTCGTCACTGACGGCGCTGCTCTTCAGGTGCAAGATGACAACGAGCAGTTCACAACACTGACCGTTGCTTCGCAGAAGCACATCGGCGTCAACTTCACATCGGCAGAACTGACGATGCAGTTGGACGACTTCGCTGAACGTGTTCTCAAGCCTCGTATCAGCCAGTTGGCTTCCTCGGTTGATGCCGACGTTGCTAACGCATACAAGGGCATCTACTCGTCGGTTGGAACCCCAGGCACGACACCATCCACGTCGTTGGTTCTCCTTCAGGCACAGCAGAAGCTCAATGAGTATGCCGCTCCAATGAATGATCGTTACGCAACAGTTAACCCTGCTGCTAACGCGAACCTCGTTGAAGGCATGAAGGGCTTCTTCAACCCAGTTGACACCATCAGCCGCCAGTTCAAAAACGGCCTGATGGGTACAGGTGTTCTTGGCTACGACGAGATCAATATGTCTCAGTCGATTGCCCAGCACACGACTGGTTCGCGTTCGGCTTCGGACACGATCCTTGTCAATGACACCATAACCACGCAGGGTCAGTCCACCATCAGCCTTGATGGCGGCACAGGTTCGGCTACGTTCAACGTCGGCGACGTGTTCACGATTGCTAACGTGTACTCCGTCAACCCACAGACCCGTCAGTCAACCGGCAGCTTGCAGCAGTTTGTTGTAACCGCCACTGCTACGGCATCTTCGGGCGCGTGGACAAACGTTGCGATTTCGCCTGCCATCTACACCTCGTCTAACGCTCTTGCCACAGTGGACTCGTTCCCTGCTAACAACGCGGCAGTCACGGTGCTTGGTGCAGCGTCCACGACGTACCCACAGAACCTTGTATACCAGAAGAACGCGATTACCCTTGGTACAGCGGATCTCCTGCTTCCACAGGGCGTGGATATGGCATCTCGTCAGGTTCATAACGGCATCTCGTTGCGTATTGTTCGTCAGTACGACATCAACAATGACCGTATGCCTTGCCGTATTGACGTGCTGTATGGGTATTCCGTGATTCGTGCGCCTATGGCGGCTCGTATCTGGGGCTAATTAACTCAGGGCATAACGCCCTGAGTTTTTCCTTCTTTCTTGTGGAGAATTACTATGGCACTTCCTTCAGTAGGCGGCGGCTATCAGTTTAATGATGGCAATCTTAGCGAAGTTAAAATGTCTGTTGCATCGGCTCCGGCCACTGCCGCAGACACCGCAACTTTGACCGCGGATCAGTTGCTTAACGGCATTATCATTGGCACACCAACAGCGACAGCAATCTATACGCTTCCGCTCGCGACGGCCATTGACAGTACGTTGACTAACGGAAAAGTTGGTACAACTTTTGACTTCCGCGTTATCACAGCAGCGGCATACGGCATCACAATCGCGACCAACACAGGTTGGACGATTGGCTCATCTGGCACGCAGGGTCTTATGACCATTGCGGCAACTGCCGGTACAGTTCGTTCATTCCGCGCTCGTAAAACGGGCGACGGCACTTGGGCGCTCTACGCGATCTCGTGATAAAAACGGGGCGGGGTAATTCCCGCCCCAATTTCAAAGGGCAAAAAATGAACGTCATCCTTGAGCATCCGGTACACGGCAGAAAAATTGCTATTTCCGAAATGGAAATTCAACACGATAAAGAACATGGCTGGGTTCGCGCTAAAGATAAACCAGTTGATAACCAGGCTACAAATGAGTTAGAAGTACGTCGTCGTCGTAAGCCAGACGAGGCATAAGGAGCCACCATGACGACTACCGCAGGAGATCAAATCAACGGCGCTTTGCGGCTCATTGGTCAGCTTGCAGAAGCCGAAACACCGACTGCGGCAGCGTCTCAAGACGCTCTTACCGCGCTCAATCAAATGATTGATTCGTGGAACACGGAACGTCTAGCTGTCTTTTCTACACAAGACCAAGTTTTTGATTGGCCGCCTAACGTCCTTAGCCGCACGCTTGGCCCTTCCGGTGATTTTGTTGGCAACCGTCCAATACTTCTGGATGACTCCACATACTTCATCGACACGGCGTCAGGCATCTCTTACGGCATCAAGATTATCAATCAACAGCAATACGACGGTATTGCGGTTAAAACAGTCACTAGCACATACCCGCAAGTGATCTGGATTAACATGAGCTACCCCAACATTGAGATGTATGTGTACCCCAAGCCTACCAAGGTGCTTGAGTGGCATTTCATTTCTGTTGAAGAGTTAACAAAGCCCGCGTTGCTATCCACCACTCTTGCTTTCCCGCCGGGCTATCTTAGAGCGTTCAAGTACAATCTCGCCTGTGAAATCGCGGCTGAATTTGGCGTAGAACCGCCACCGCAAGTGCAACGCATTGCAATGACATCTAAGCGCAATCTGAAGCGCATCAATAACCCTGATGATGTTATGTCTATCCCATACGCAATTGTCGGAACTCGTCAAAGGTTTAACGTGTTTGCAGGGAACTACTAATGAAATCGCCAATTCTGGGGCAAAGCTACGTTGCAAGAAGCGTAAACGCTTCTGCAAATCGTATGATAAATTTGTTCCCGGAAGCTACACTTCAGTCTGGTCAGACCGCTGGGTTTCTTAACCGCGCTCCAGGTTTGCGTTTGCTCAACTCTATTGGCAGTGGGCCTATCCGTGGGTTGTGGTCACCGCAGCTTACAGGACAAAATGCCTACGTTGTGTCAGGGTTCGGGTTCTATAAAATTGACACTGATTATGTAGCTACGTTTTTGGGTAACGTATTTGGCTCTGGCCCTGTATCTATAACAGATAACGGAACGCAAATTTTTATTGCGGCTAATCCAGACGGTTATATTTACAACATGACTACCAACGTATTTGCGCAAATCACAGATCCTGATTTTGCCGGCGCGTCTACGGTAGGTTTTCTTGATGGGTATTTTGTATTTACCCAGCCTAACAGCCAAGTATTTTGGGTGACAAACCTTTTGGATGGCTCATCTGTAGAGCCGTTAAATTTTGCTAGTGCTGAAGGTTCACCTGATGACCTTGTTGGATTAGTTGTTGACCATCGCGAAGTGTGGTTGTTTGGAACCAGTTCTGTCGAGGTCTGGTATAACGCAGGCACGGTAGGGTTTCCGCTTGAACGTATTCAAGGCGCGTTTAACGAAATCGGGTGTGCGGCGGCGTACTCTATCGCCAAACTTGACAACGGATTGTTTTGGCTCGGATCTGATGCGCGAGGACAAGGTATTGTCTACCGCGCTAATGGCTACACTGGAACCCGCGTATCAACGCACGCCGTCGAATGGCAAATTCAACAGTACGGCAACATATCGGACGCCATTGGCTACACATACCAACAAGACGGGCATTCGTTTTACGTCTTAATTTTTCCGTCAGCTAACGCTACTTGGGTGTACGACGTAGCGACAGATAACTGGCATGAACGGGCATCTTTCAGCGGCGGCGAGTTTAAGCGCCATCGGTCTAATTGCCAAATGTCGTTCAACAACGAAATTATCGTAGGTGACTACAATGACAGCCGCATATATGCGTTTGATCTGGATAAGTATTCAGATGATACCGCGGTGCAAAAATGGCTTCGTTCTTGGCGGGCGCTTCCCCCTGATGCAAACAATTTAACCCGTACAGCGCAGCACACACTTCAGCTTATTTGTGAATCTGGTGTCGGGCTTAATGATGGGCAGGGAAGTGACCCGCAAGTAATGCTTCGGTGGTCGGACGATGGCGGTCATACCTGGTCTAACGAGCATTGGACATCTATGGGTAAAATAGGCGTATACGGAGCCCGTGCTATCTGGCGGCGGTTGGGTATGACTACCAAGTTACGCGACCGCGTGTATGAAGTGTCGGGAACAGACCCTGTTAAAATTGCTATATTAGGTGCAGAACTTAACCTGAGTGGAACCAGTGCCTAATCCAAATCAAATCCCTTCCTCACGCACAGCATTTCTTGACCCTGTAACGGGGTTAATCTCTAGGGTATGGTTTCGGTTTTTTGAAAATATCAACACTATTGTAAGCGGCGTGTATACTCCGACGCTCACCAATACCACTAACATTGCCGCAAGCACGCCTTTTGAGTGTCAATATTTGCAAGTGTATGACGTTGTGACGGTGAGCGGGCGGGTTACCATACAAGCCTCTGCCATTGGCGCGTGTAACTTGAAAATGACGCTTCCTGTTGCAAGCACGTTTACGGCGGTGGGCCAAGCAGGCGGTACTCTTGCTACAACAACTTCTGGCGGCACGGCGCAAGGCGGTGTTATAGCTGACATAATCGGAGACAAGTTTGAATTCCGTTTTACGGCTACAAACACTGTCAGTACGGACTACACGTTTACGACTACCTATCGGATTGTCTAAACCTAAAAATAGATGTAAGGTGCAACCATGTCAGTTCTTTTATCACCTCTAGCAGGCGCTGCTTGGCAGTTCTTCGACAACAACGGCGCGCCGTTGGCGGGAGGACTGCTGTACACCTATACCGCCGGGACTACTACACCTCTTGCGTCTTACACAAGTTCTTCAGGTGCAACCGCGCACTCTAACCCGATTGTTTTGGACGCCGCAGGGCGCGTTCCATATGAAGTCTGGCTAGACTCGCTCTCGGTGTATAAGTTTGTTTTGGAAACTTCGGCTGCGGTTCAAATAGGAGCGTGGGATAACATAAGCCCATCTTCAGGCGGCGGCGGCGGCGGCGGCGGCGCTACTGGCGGCGGTAACGATAAGGTTTTTTATCTAAACGATCAATTAGTTACTGTTGACTACACTATTCCTGAAGATAATAACGCCGGTACATTTGGCCCGCTCACTATTATACCAAACATAACAGTTACTGTTTCCCCAAACAGCACTTGGAGTATTGTCTAATGGGCGCGCTTCAACTTCAAGGTTCAACTTCCGGTTCTGTGACGCTTATTGTTCCCGCTGTAGCGGGAAGCAGCGTTCTTACACTCCCCGCAGTAACTGACACGCTTGTTAGTTTAGCCGCCACTCAAACGCTTACAGGTAAAACTTTAACAAGTTCTGTTTTATCGGCAGGCACAGCTACGGCTGCGCCTCTTAACCTTACATCTGGCACAAATCTGACGACCGCTACTGCCGGTGCAATGGAATACGATGGCACTGTGTTCTATGCTACACCTACGGCTTCGCAACGCGGCGTCATAATGGCTGAACAGATTATTCTGTTGCAGGCAGCTTACACGCTAACATCACAGACCGCCGCGCAGGCGATGTTTAACACGCCTGCTAGTGGCCAAGTTACCTTGACTACCGGCACTTACGAATTTGAGTGTTTCTACTCCCTTAGCGCCATGAGCGCATCTTCAGGTTCATTCGGATTTGCTTTAGGCGGCACGGCTACAAAGACACAGTTTTTTTGGAGCCTTGCACAAAAAGGCGCGGCGGCAGCTGCAACAGCTACGGCTACGCAATCCACCTACAATGTTGCGGCCAACACGACTTTGGCAACTGCGTCAGTCAACACGGTCGGCTACGCCAACATCTCAGGAATCATTAACGTGTCTGCGTCTGGCACAGTTATTCCGCAAGTATCGCTCGGCGTTGCGGCGGCAGCGGTTGTTGGTATTGGTTCATATTTCCGTATCCGTCCTATCGGGTCTACTACAGTCACTTCAGTCGGTAATTGGAGCTAAAGGAACTTTGGCATGACGGTAACTATTAATGGCGCTACAGGCATTGCCGGGGTTAATGGATCGGCTGCCCTTCCAGCAGTGCAGGGCGACGATACCAACACGGGCGTGTTTTACCCCGCCGCTGATACGGTAGCTATTAGCACTGGCGGCGTTGAGCAGATGCGGATCAACTCGTCTGGTCAGGCAGAGTTTACGGCTGGAACAGCGGCTCTTCCGGCGATTACTGCGACTGGCGACACCAACACGGGTATGTTCTTCCCAGCGGCTGATACGATTGCCTTCACTGAGGGCGGTGCGGAGGCTATGCGGATTGACTCGTCTGGTTATGTAGGTATTGGGACGACAAGTCCAATTCAACCATTAACAGTTGAGTCAACGTCAAATGTAAGGTTAGTCGTAAGAAACTCAACAGAAACTGTAGCATACTCTACTTCTGTAGATTTTGTAACTGGTTCTGGTACTTTAACTAGTTCAAATGTTGTTGGCAGAGTAGGTAGTACTATTACACAAGCCGACCCAAGCACATTGCAAGGTACTTTAATTTTTTCAACTAATTCCGGTGACAGTCTTTCTGAACAAATGCGGATCGCCTCAACTGGTGTTATAACTATTACAAACCTATCAGGTACAGGATCAAGAGCCGTTAATGCTAGTGCAACGGGTGTTTTATCTGCCGCATCTGATAGCCGATTGAAACAAGAAGTTACAACCGTTACAATTCCTGGTCTTGCAGAAGTTATGCAACTTGAGCCAAAGGCTTATAAATGGCTTGACGATATTGAAAAGCGTGGGGATGAAGCTGCCGTTGAAATTGGGTTCTTTGCTAATGATGTCAAAGATATTATTCCATCCGCTGCTCCAATGGGTAATGATGGATACTACGGCTTCTATGACCGTGCAGTCACAGCCTCATTGGTTAAAGCCATCCAAGAGCAACAGGCCATGATCACTGCTCTAACAGCCCGTATAACCGCACTTGAGGTAACGCCATGAGTACGATAAAAGTTACCAACATTCAGAACCTTTCGTCGGCTACCGTCAACATGGTAACAGATGCCAGTGGCAACGTGTCTTTTGGCGGCAATGGAACCTTTGGCGGCACTGCGGTTATGTCTAGCAGCTTTCTACGCAACCGCATCATCAACGGAAACATAGCGGTTGACCAACGTAACGCAGGTGCAACGCAAACTTTTACTGCGGCGGCTGCGTTAGCATATTCGGTAGACCGTTGGTACGGGTACTGCACAGGCGCAAACGTCACGGGCGCTAGAGTTACAGGGGCGACAGCTAATCAATATAGATATCGGTTTACAGGTGCGGCATCCGTAACAGCTATCGGGTTTGGTCAGCGTATTGAAGCACTAAACAGTGCTGACTTGGCAGGAACAACTGCAACCCTAAGCGTTGTGCTGGCAAACACTCTTTTAACAACTGTTACTTGGACTGCGTATTACGCCAATACAGCAGACACGTTTGGGTCTTTGGCATCGCCAACCGTTACCTCAATTGCAACGGGTACGTTTACGGTCACATCTACCGCAACACAATATAGCGCTAACATCAGTATTCCTGCCGCCGCAACAACTGGCATTCAAATCTTGTTTACAGTAGGAGCGCAGATAAGCGGCACATGGACAATTGGTGACGTACAACTTGAGCCCGGCACAGTCGCCACACCATTTGAGCGGCAGTTGTACAATGCTCAGTTAGCGCAGTGTCAGAGGTATTTTGAAACTACATATTTTTCTACATCAAGCGCAGTTCCAACAAATGCAACTGGTGGCTATATTTCAATTCCATCTGCTGCGGTGGCAAATGCAACGCAATATGCTTTTATACCGTTCAAAGTTACAAAAAGAACCACGCCAACTATAACAACCTATTCATATACAAGCAGTACAACTTCAGCGGTATCTGGTTTAGGCGGGAGCGATCTAGCAGCAAGTAGTGGCGTCTCGGCTGGGGCTAATGCTAGTCATTTTTGGCTGGTTAATAATTCTGGTGCTTCAATAACGCCATCGACAGGCGGGTTTTCAATTCACTATGCAGCAACAAGCGAGTTATAAAAATGTACAAATTATTACCCCTATTAATGGGCAAACAATCTAGCGTCATGCGTCTTAGCGATGGTGCTTGTATTCCATTTGACCCAGACAACACCGACTACCAAGCCTATCTGGCATGGGTAGCCGAGGGCAACGCACCACTACCCGCTGACGAGGAAGTCTGACATGGACGTTCGCGAAGCAGTCGAGCAGATTGAAGATGCAATGCAGGGGATGCCTCCTGCATTTTTGCCTATTAAGCACTACTTTGCCAACGGGATGTACGCCCGCGAAATGACAATGCCCGCCGGTACGATTGTTACCGGCGCTATACATAAAACGACACATTTTTGTATCCTCTCTCAAGGCCGCGTCCATGTAATGTCCGAGGATGGTATTGAGGAGCTTGTGGCTCCCGCCATTATCATTTCGCAGCCGGGTACAAAGCGTGCAATCCACGCGCTTGAAGATACGGTCTGGACGAACATCCACGCGACAAACGAGACGGATCTTGATAAGCTGGTCGAAGAACTTACGGAATCAACAGTTGACCAATTGCAGGGCGGTGCTAATAACAAGCAGGAGCTTGCCTACGCCGACCAACTGAAACTGGAGCATTAAGATGGCGTTTATTGTAGGGGCGATAATTGGCGCAGGCGCATCGCTCATCGGCGGTGCAATGGCATCGTCTGCGGCGAGCAAGGCGGCAAAGACGCAGGCTAAGTCTGCGGACAAGGCGACCGAACTTCAGAAGCAGATGTACGAGGAAGGCGTTGTTCGCCAGAAACCGTTTTACGAAGCCGGAATTACGGGGCAAAATCGTTTGATGGAGCTTCTTGGTTTGGGCGGCAACAAGTCTGCTGAAGGTTACGGCTCTGCAATGCGGCCTTTTGGTATGTCTGATTTTCAAGCTGACCCTGGGTATGCGTTCCGCATGAAGGAAGGCTTGAAAGGTCTTGATCAACAAGCAGCGGCCAGAGGCGGTTTGATTTCTGGTAATGCGTTGCGCGGCGCGCAACAGTATGGGCAGGATCTTGGCTCGCAAGAGTACCAGAACGCCTACAACCGCTATCAGACAAACCGTGCGAACGTGCTGAACCCGCTTCAGTCCTTGCTTGGGCAGGGCCAGTCATCGGCCAACACGCTTGGCTCGGCAGGGCAGAACTACGCAACCAATGCAGGTAACACCATGATGGCCGCAGGCGCTGCCCGCGCTTCTGGCTATACTGGCTCGGCAGACGCTTGGAACAGGGCGTTGGGCGGGGCAGCGGGGACAGTAGTGTCCGGCCTTAACGCCAACCAGATGTATGGTAGCGGCAGTTACGGCCCTGGGTCGTCTAACTGGTATGGCTCAAATAATTCAGGCTACGGCTTTGCTGGCCCGCAGCAGTAAAAAGGAATTTTGATCATGGCTGAGATTTACGTTCCTGGCGCTATCGACATTATGGGTTCTGCTAACCAAATGATGCAGTTTCGCAACGCTCAGCAGGCGCAGCAGGCTAACGCTTTGCAGATGCAGTACACGATGGAAGATCGTGCGAGAGAAGCAGAAAATCGCAAGATAGCGGCGGGTAGTGCACTGGCTGCACGGGCAAAAGCGGCAAAGATTGCAGGTGTATACGAACAAGGGTTTAACCCAGGCAAGACAGCGGTCATGGGGCCAGGCACTGTTCAAGGCTCAACCGAGCCTAGCTACAACTATGACAAAACTGCACTTGAATTTCTTAAACTGGGCGAAACGGGCAAGGCTGAAGAGTTGTTCAAACTTCCTGAAGCACGCAGAACTGCGGGCGCAGAGTATATGGAAAAGGACGCAAAAGCGCGTGTCGAGGCGTTAAAAGCCGAAACGGAGACTTATAACACCGCGCTTGCTAGGGTTAAACCTGTCCTTGCCCAAGCCATTTCTATTGACGGGTTGATGCACTACGTTGATGTTGTAGACGCTGATCCTGTCCTTGGCCCTCTTGCGGTCAAGACGGGTGGCCCAACTGAAGCTCGTAAAGAAGCTATCCGCAAGATGGCCGCGCCTAAAGAAGCTGGCGGCGGCGGCATGACTGTTGACCAGATAGCACAACGCCTCGGCGGCATTGACGGCTATGCCCTTAAAGCTATGGATCTTGATCTTCAGAAAAAAGAAGCTGAGATTGCCAAACAAAACGCCGACGCCGCCAAAGCCAGAGGCGAAGCAGGCGGCGGCGGTTCGGGCGGCACGGAAAACGAACGCCTTCGCGCAATCTTACAAAAAGGCGCTGAAGACCCTAATTTTGCTGCAACGATAGAATACGCAGCGGCGTGGAACGCTTCGTTTGGCGAAAAAATAGTTGATATGCCAGACCCTAATGACAATAGCAAAAGAATATTTCAGCGCGTTAGAGTGCCTGCGCCCGACATATACCCGCGTCCAACGTACAAGCAAAACGCACTTGCGGCTGGCCCCGCTGCGGCCCAACCTACCAACGCGCTTGCAATGAACGCAGGGGGGTACGGCGGCGGCGCGCCTGTGCCTGCCCCGCAAACATCTACGGCTATGCAACCTATACGTACAGAAACAGGCGAAGGTATGTTGGCTAGCGTGTCTGCGCCTAGCTCGGCGCGTGAAACGCAAACAATTACGGAAGAAAATAAAAAAGCGGGCGCTAAAGCTGCGCTAGATTTTATTGGGTTTGACCCAGCTACAGGAAAAACTGCTGTTGACAAACTGCTGCCTACGTCGACAAGCGGAAGTATGGAACAACTTGGTGCAGATTTTTTTGCTGCATTTGGCGCGTCAACTGAAGGATCTGAAGCTATTGCACAACTTGAAACCATTGCAAGCACTTTGACGCTTGAATTAGCAGGTGGTAAATTAGGTGCAGGATTTACGGACGAAGATCGTCGATTTTTGTTAAATACTTTAGGCGACGTGGCAAATTCTAAAAAACCTGTTCAAGATCGTCTAGCGGCGTGGAAAACAGCAAAACGATACATGGCGCAAAAAGCCGGCGTTACTTTGCCAGAAGACCACGCTGAAAACGCAACGCCTAAAGAAACTACAGAAACTTATGCTACTGCAAAAACTTTGGTAGATAAAATAAATGCCAGCAGTATGTCACAAGAAAGAAAAACAGAATTAATTAACAAAGTATATGAAAAATTAACCATTAGTGGTTACGATCCCGCAAAGGTTAAGTGATGCCAGTACTTAATTTTGACGACATACTTTTGCCTAACGCATCTTCGGGTGTGTTAACTTTTGACGACATACTGCCATCTGATTCTGGTATGCCTACAGGCCGTCAACTTGCGCCGCAAGTAGCAGCGCGCGTGTCGCCGCAGGCGCTTTCACCGCGCGTAAATGTAGGCGGCAAGAAAGGCGTTGTCGAGTCATTAAAAGCACAAGGACGCGGTGTGTTAAAAGGTTTTGGCGGACTTGGAGACATTGGCGGTTCGGCTATTGGGTTACCAACAAGCGAAGACGTGTCCCAAGCATTTGGATTAGAGGAAACACCGCCTCAATACGCAATGGATGAACTTTTTGGCAGTATGATAGGGCCGGGTTTAGTTACTAAACCTCTTGGGCTTGCGGGCCGTGCTATTAGAGGCGCCGCCGAAGGCGTATCAAACTGGCTTAACCCTAAAAACATGGCGCTTCTGCAAGCAGCAGAAGGTAAAGGCCCAGAAATACTTAACGCGCTTCGCGCCCCTATTACATTAGTGCCGGGCAGCGCGCCTACCGCCGCGCAGGCCGCGTCGCCGGTCGGAAGCACTTTGTACTCGGCGCTTGAGAAACAAGTTTCTAAAGAAATGCCTACCGCTTTCTTGGCCCGTGAAGACGCGCAAGCTGCGGCGCGGTTGGCTGCATTGCGTACTGTCGCGCAAAATAAAGAAACATTGGACGCGGCTAAAGGTACAAGAGGCACTACCGCCAAAGAACTTTACGGCGCGGCTGAAACTAACATCATCCCATCAGATGAAATTTTTCTTGATTTGGTGTCTAGGCCGTCTATGGAAAAGGCGATGGAGCGGGCTAAACAATTAGCAGCGGAAAAGAAACAACCGTTTAAATTTGGTGAAGATACGCCGGAACAAATTGTTCAGACTAAAATTTTAGACGCTAACGGAAATCCTGTTACGCAGACCATACCCGCAGAAACGGCGCAATATCCTGTTAGCAGCTTGCATCACATTAAAACCGCAATGGATGACTTGATTAAAGATCCAGCGTTGTTTGGTATTGGTGCGTCTGAAGTTGGCGCGATAAAAAGCACTCGCGACAATTATCTTAAATGGCTTGAAGGCGCTGCGCCTGAGTACAGGGTTGCTCGCGAAACATTTGCCAAGCAAAGCGCGCCCATTAATGTAATGGAAATTGGGCAGTACCTAGAAGGCAAGTTAGTACCGGCGCTTGGCGAAGACGCGGCACAACGTGCGGCGGTGTATTCAGCGGCTTTGCGTGACGCATCAGGGACTATCCAGAAAGCTACAACTGGGATGCCACGGTTTGATTCGTTAACAAAAGTTCTTTCTGCTGACGATATTAAGACCTTAGAAAACATCCGCGCGGATCTTGCGCGTGAAGCCCGCACAAGCAAAATGGCGCGTGAAGGTGCGCGGGCCGAAAGCGTTGTGCCGTCAACTGAAGCACCTACAGCACCTAATGTTATGAACCGTGCGGTGGCGGTTGCAAACACGGTTCTGCGTAAACTTCAAGGTAAGATTGACAAAAAAGTTGCTATTGAAATTGCTATAGAAATGCTTGATCCTAAGTTGGCTGCCGCGTCGTTAGAAAAAGCATTGGCGTATGAAGCCCGCAATAACGGCATTGCTCAGGCGTTTAAAGTTGGCGGCGCAAGCGCAGCGCGTGTAGCCCGTGCAAGTGCGTTTCCTGCGGCTATTAACGCTCTCGCACCCACCAACCAGAACGCATTGGCAGAGCAGTAATGGACACGCAAACCCTCATCAACCTTGGCGGCGCTATCATCCTCGCAGGCATGGGCTGGCTAGCGCGTGAGCTTTGGGGCGCGGTGAAGGAGTTGCGGAAAGACCTGCACATCATTGAGGTTCAACTGCCGTCAAATTACATTCGCAAAGATGAGTTTCAAGAAGGTGTCAAAGAGTTAAAAGACATTTGCCGCCAAATATTTGAACGGCTTGAAAACAAAGCGGATAAGTAAATGGACCCTTTTACGCTGCTGGCAGGCGCAACGGCCATATACAATGGAATCAAGTCAGCGACCGACGCCGGCCATGAGGCCATCGACGTTGTAGAGCGCGTGGGAAGCCTGTTTGCAAGGATTGCGCAAATCACGCAATTAACCTCTGGGCAAAAAAAGAAGTTTTTTCAAAGCCAAGCAGAATACGAGGCTGAAGCAATCAAGCTGTACGCTTTGCGGGCTAAGGCGCAACAGTTGCAGCTCGACACCAAGAACCTGTTTGTAGGGGCTTACGGCCTGCAAGCGTGGACTTCCATTCAGAAGGAAGTCACCGAAATGCGTAAAGAGGCCGTGCGTCAGGCCGCCGCCGCGCAGAAGGAAGCTGAAGAACGCCAAGCTGAACTGATCTTGGGCGCATGGATGTTTTTGGGCGTTATCGTTATGGCTCTCGGTCTTGCACTCTTCATCTATCTGACGGCGCACAAATGAGATACCTGATGGCAATTGCATTTTTGGTTCTGTCAGGGTGCGAAGACCGCTACCGCTACCCGTGCCAAGACCCCAAGAACTGGGATGCGCCGGAGTGCAACCCGCCCATCTGCACCGCCTCTGGAACCTGCTCCGCAGACACTCTGAAACAGAACCCTTGCGGAGCCGTAGCGCGATGAGGATCAAGGAAGACGAACTCCACGCGCTTCTCCAGTTCATTATCGGCATCAGCCTGTGCTTGACGCTGACGGGAACTGTCTTTGCCGTGCTGTACAGCCTGATATTTGTTGTGCAGCCTATTGACGGGCAAGCGCCAAACGACCAAGAATTTTTTAAGCTGATTGCGCCGATTGCGACGTTTCTGACCGGCACGCTGTCGGGTATCATGTTAGGCTCTAAATCTGGAGGTAAGGACGATGGATCTGCTTAAAACATTCGGGCCGCTACTTGGCTCAGTCGCGCCTAGCATCGCTACGGCCCTTGGCGGCCCACTGGCGGGCATGGCAACGAAGGCGCTATCCCAGGCACTGCTCGGCAACGAGGACGGCTCTGAGGACGATCTGCAAACAGCGCTCCGCGCCGCCTCACCTGAGCAGCTTGCGTCTGTCAAGAAGATCGACGCCGACTTCCGTGTCCAGATGAAGAGCCTAGACATTGATTTAGAGGCGCTTGCGGTGGACGACCGCAAATCAGCGCGGGCGATGCAGACAGAGGCCAAAGACTGGATTCCACGGGCTTTGGCGATCAGCGTCACGTTAGGCTATTTCGGTATTATTGCGTATGTCTTAATCAGCGGGTTGCCGTTGAATGGCTCAGAAGTCCTGCTTATGCTGCTCGGCACATTATCCGCCGGGTGGACAGGCGTTATGGCGTTTTACTTTGG